TTCAATGGCGTCATGATGATGATGGCGCCCAGTATGGCGAAGGTGTATCACGGCCAGTGTCTGGCAAACGGACGCGCCAATACCGCATCAAAGTCCACATGGCCCAGTCTCAACCAATGAGCGTAATTTTGCCGGCTGAAAGCAAATCAGCGGCGATCAAATACGCTCAAAACCGATGGCCCAACGCAACAATCAAATTCAATGAAGTCATCGAGAAAGCGGCTGCATGATCTAATCAGCGACACCGCTGGCGTGCAAATTGAACGCCAACGCATCACTGGATTAATCCGCGCCAGACTCCAAGAGCTACAAGGCGAGCCACGCACCCGTGAACGCTCGCTTGAATTGCAACTTCTTCTCAACCGAATCGATGAAACCCACTGATGCCGTCAACAGCCCAGAGCACTACTTGGGCAAGATCGAATGCATCGACGCAATCGAAGCCGCATTGACCCCGGAAGAATTTCGGGGTTTTTGCAAAGGCAATATCATTAAGTACATTTTCCGCGAACGGTTGAAAGGCGGCACCGAATCGCTAGAGAAGGGGCAGTGGTACTTAAACCGTTTGCTCGAAGGTGTGAAACCATGAAGCTGCCATTCTTGACCAAGCTCGAAAACTGGGCATTGCGCCTGCTGATCAAAAGCCCACGCACTGGTTTGGTTGTCATCAAACAGATGGATGGCCCGTTGGTTTTTATTGCCGCTGATCCAATGGATGATCAACCATTAGACGAACATGGAGAACAAGTGCAGCACCTCGAACGCATCTGGCGACGCTCATGATCTCACTGTATGGCGGCCGCTTGATTTTGGACGTTGACCCCGAAGCACGCGGCTGGGTTGCTTATTTAACGATCGGCCCCAAACTTGAACACAAGGCCACCAAAGCTTTAGGAACAAATCATTTATTTACCGCGCAGCAGCGTGCGATTAAGTTTTATCGCCAGTTCAAGGCTGAGCAATTGCCCGATCGCTTGACCTGCTGGGTATGCAAGCAATGGTCACCAAAGACCAACCGATGCCAGGTTGGTGTGCCTGAGTGCCGTCAAACTGGGGGGAGATTTGCCCCTAGTTGTGCGCTATTTGTGCAGCTGCAAGATTAACCGCCGCCCCGATGGTGCTTGGCGCATCTGCACTGCAGGTGGTGGACTTTGCGTTGATTGCTCAAGTGAACGTCGCGCGCGTGCCATTGGCGCAATGCTTCACGATTCAATCCACTGCTCAATCCAGCGTTCGCGTGATTCACGCCAAAATTCTTGACCGCGGAACCATTCGCGCCATGGATGGTGAGCCTTACTGCTATTGCAACCAAGGCAGCAGGCGACAAGATTTTCCCGCACCGTTAGGCCACCCTTAGCCTTTGGCACCACATGGTCTAAGGTCGCGTCACGCTCGCCCAGCATGTTGCCGCAATATGCGCAGCACCACCCCCAGTTCAAGAATATTTGATCACGAAACCGCAGTTTATTCTGCTTCTTCGGAATCAGGTGCGTTCCTTCGATCTGGTGATCCATGCACATCCTCCGGCAATGGAAAGCTTTCCACCTCCAGATCCATCAAGTGATCTAGAGATGGCAAGAACTCTGCAATGTGCGAATAGATGTCAGCGGGCAGCTCCTCGGGTTCTGTTTCAGATTTCAGCAATAGCTTTGCATTTATCTCGACAACGTACCAACGCATTAGGCTGTGCCTGCTAGCTATACGGTAGCGAGTCGAACAATGTCAGAGCCGCCGCTTGAGATTGAACAGATGCCAGACGACATGCTGCGCGTTAGCCTCACGCTGCATGGCATCACATCAAGCTGCTATGTGTCGTCGATGCACCTAGTGGAAGAAAAACGCGGCCAGCTAAAAGCCAGCATTATGCGCAAAGTCATGGCAAGCTATGACCCACAATCGCCCATCAACGACTGGTGATCCGCAAGCTGACAGCAGGCCCATTCAAGACCCATCAAGCCGCAACTAAATGGGCCGAAAGGCGTGGTTATGACGACTATGACTTGGTGCAATCAGGCGCCAAGTATCTGCTGCACATTATGCGGCCAGCTGGTCAGACTTTGCTGCCATCACGGTGATGTCGTTGTTGTAGCGGCCGGTTATTGAATAATCCTGCAGCGGCTTGGCGTGCTGGAAAAACACCATTTGGCCGATTTTGAGGTTTGGATACAGTGGCAGGCTCCAATGGCGCCGTGCATTGACCAGTTCGAGCGTTAGCTTGCTGCCATGCCATCCTGCATCGCACCATCCTGCCAGCAGGTTTTCATACCCTTCGCGCGCACGGCTGGACTTGAGCTTAAATTCAGCCGACACAGTGCTGGGCAGGTTGAAGGTTTCAAACGTCTCCGCCAAGCAAAATTCACCCGGCAGCAGCATGTAGGGATCATCCTCAGTGCGGGTTGAAATGTCGATTTGAATCAGCTCTTTGCTGTCCATTACCTCAATCATCAGGTGATGGCCCAGCACCACATCAATGCTGACCGGGTTCAGCAGATCAGGCCGGAATGGCCACACCATCTGGCTGGCTTCGCATAGCTCGCGGATCTGCCAATCACAAAGAACGGTCATGCAGTGATGAACTCCTTGGCTTTCTCGTAATACTGGATCCTATCGTCGATCCCGTTGTAACCACCATTAAGGATTCTGGTTGATTGGTAGATGTCGCCGGCTTCGCAGACCGCTGCCCAGTTGTTTTCTTCAATCCAACAAACCGCGCATAGGAATGGATATTTTGTCACCACGTAGTCAGTGCCTTCCATAATGCGATCGTCGGCCATGCCGTTGTCACGCATCCATTTGTCAAATCGTGCAAAAACGTAACGTCCAGTCAGTTGGATCACTCCACAGCCACGAAAGCGGTATCCATCACCAGGCTGCGTGTTGCCTAGATCACTGCGGCCTTCATACATTCGCGTGAAATAATTTCGATCGCCGATCTCCGTCATATACCGATAACCAGCAGTTTCATGGCACGTCTGCGCAACCAGCATCCGCCGCTGCGTCACGCTTGTCATGCCAGTGGCCAGCACCAGCCGGTTCAAATCTTCCATAAACACATCATCAAACTGCGCTTCGTTATGGCCTGAAATTTGCGCAATCTGACGGCGTGTGATCAGCCAATCAACGCCTTTAGCTGGCACTGCACTGCACCAAGCGTGATACCAGTCACGATCACGGCGCAGCAAATCTGGCGCACGGCTTTCAATCAGCTCACCTAGCTGCACAATGGCTGCACGCTGATGGCCCAAATCTTTCCAGTACCTGAACAGATCAATCAGCTGAATCGGTTTGTCGTTCATTAGACCATGGTGAATGAATGCTGATCGGGCCACCTAGCGGGCCATCGCCTGGTGTTTGCCTACGAATCGGCCGCGGCGTCTCGTCTGGCTGTGTTGCCTGCCAGATTTGAACAGCGGTGTCGATTTTGCTGCGTAGCGTTGCGTGGAACTTGCGCGCTTGAATGCTGCGCTGCATACGTTGCCAGTTTGAACGTGTGTCAAACCGCCAAAGCCATTGGGCATCTGGCGGGACGTTCATCACTTTTTTGGCTTTACTGCATAGATAGCTTGCAGGATCAGCTGCACCACGCTGTTGGATTTCAGCGGTGTCAGCGCGATAATTTCACTTGCAGCAGCGATCACAATCCATGTGATCGGATTTGAAATGATTTCTGCCATGGAAGCAAAGCATTCAGACTCAGCTTAGTCTGCCTGTTCAAGTGCTCTCAACCTTTTTTCGTGATCATCTAGGCGTTCTTTATGATCGCTGCGCAATGCAGTTATCTGTTCAAGCACCAAGGTGATGCGTGCATCCATCACGCTGCTGCGCTTGTCTAGTCGCCACAAGGCGCCAACACCTGCAGAAATAATGACGGTTGCAATGCCGGAGAAAATATCCACGCGGCAGATCTCCGGGAGCTGCTTTTAGTTTATCGACACTGCTGCCGCTGTCGAAGTCGCTCCACCTCAGCTTGCAACACATGAATTGCGCTGTCTTGCTTTACGTCATCAGGCAATGCGCCCATTTCGCCACGAGGCCATTTAATACGAAATTCAGTATTCTGATCGACATTCATGTGCATCTTGGTGATTTCATGCTCCAAGTGATAAATCTTGGAGTGGATGCCGGATGCCCACCAGACAGCAATGCCAGCCTGAACAGCAAGCGCAAGGATGCCGCTTATCAGTTCAATATTGATTCTCTCCATCTAGCCTTTACAGCTAGAAACATTTTATCGGCCTTGGCCACGAGGAAGCTTGCGGCTCCCCCGTGGGCGGCTGTGCTGACCATGGCCTTGGCGGGTTTTCTTAGGTTTTCCTTGAACAAAAGTCAACCCGTTCAGGCTTTTAGGCTTTGCCATCAGTCGTTATCGCAAAGATCCGGCAATGGGACGTTCGCATATTGCTTGGCCAAGCCGGTGTAGGTGTGATGAAAAGGATGGTCAGGATTGTTCCGACCATCGTGCACATACAAGGCTTCTAGCCATTTGACGCGATTGTCCATCGCTTGGGTGTCTTGCGCACCAGGCTTTGAAGGAATCATTGGGTCAGGCCGTTGCATCAGCTCCAAGGCATCCCACTAGCTTTGGTTGGCGCGAGCTTTTCATCAATCTGCGCATCGAGTGCCGCATCAATTTCGGCCACTTTTTCTTCGCCAAGTTGCGAAGTACACCAGCCCACCACAATCTCTTCGGTGAGGTCGGCGTAAGGGATCAGGTTGTCGGGCTCAGGTGCTTCGAAACCAAGGCTGCCATACGCTCCAGCCTGTTCGCCGTCTTTGAAGCGGGTGACGGTGTAATGCACAGTGAACACAACGCCGTCGCTTAGTTCACGCTCCATGTTGGCAACTTTCCACACGGTGAAAGGAAAGTCGATGCCAGGTGTTTGGTTGGAGTCAGCCATGAGAGAGAACGCCTTGTTAGCAGTGTATGAGAAAAGCCCCGTTATGACACGGGGCGGTTAACGCACCAGGGGAAGTAGAGAGTAGGACTTATGGCTCTAACGCAGTAACACGAGCCTTGAGACTTTCGATCTCAGTAAGTGCTTCCTGCAGCGCAGCTGTCAGCAGCGGCACCAGCTTGGACTGGTCAATACCTTGGTAGACAGGGTTGCCTTCGTCATCAACTGCATCTTTTTCGCCAGTGACGCACTCAGGAACAACGACTTGCGCTTCGTGGGCAAGGAAACCGTCGACCGTCTTGTCAGGATCCGCGATGAAGTTAAAACGGCGAACTTGAAGCTGGTTGACGCGATCTGCAGCGCCGGTCAGCGGGACAACGTTTTCCTTGAGGCGATAGTCAGAAGAGGTGTTATAGGCAGTTGCTGTACTACTAATTGAAATTGACCCAACGGAATTGTCTGCGCTGTTAGTAAATATGCAAGCAGCTTCAGATGCTGCTCCGGTTGCATCTGTTCTACCAATAACAAGACTTGGTGATGCACCTTTGTTATAGATTGCTCCCACATAGTTTGAAACCCACGTCGAAGTAAGACCCCTGAGCAGTAAGTTGCCTGAGGAATCAATCCTCATCCGCTCCGTCGGGCTGCTCGCTCCGTCGGCAGTAGTGGAGAACACTAGGCGGCCTGGAATATCAGTATCCGAACTGCTTGTGCCATCAGTTTCGGCATGAATAGCCGCGTAATGATAGTTGCTTGCTGTGTTGCTGGTGCTCGTAAAACGTAGATAACC